GGGCTTACCAAGGAGCGTTGTTTTGGTGCTGATGGGGAACTACTTCTGCGCGGCCACAAGCTTTGTTGGCTCGCTTGCGCGCCAGCTGTCACAGGTGTCGGTCGGCAGCATCTCTGGGTAACGGCTCAGCGCCTGCGGTTTGCGATCGGCAGGTGCCAAGGCGAAATAGTCTTTGCCGCAGCGCAGGCCACTGGGGGTGCATTCTGCTTTGAGTTGCTTGGAGCAGTTGAGGCAGAAACCGCGGTCAGGCTGGGTTGGTTTTAACGGCATCGGTGGTGGGTGGGGAATTCTTGTAATTTTGAGTCTATCCAACAAAAGACCCAAAGCCGGGGCTATTTAGCAAACATCAATCAACGCGAGTCAACGCTCACTGATTTTCAGTCAGATTTTCTTCTAGCTTTTGCTTCAATTCTTCGATGGTGAGCGCCGGCGACCTTCGATGCAGCATGGCGTGACAGTTGGGGCAAACTGGGCGAAGGTCGCGAATAGGGTCAACTTCATATTGTCCGCGAATTGATGCCAGCTCAACCACGTGGTGAACGTGTATGTATTGCTCACCTATCGCCCCATAGGCGTTGCTGAAACTGAAGCCGCAGACGTTGCACTTGTAGCCGTAGTGTCGGATACACGCTTCTCGCGCATGCCGATTTCTCTCGAAGCTGTTGACGTGAACCACTGTCGCTGCGCCCTCAACATAGGAAGCGTTGTCTGGTATCTCGTCCGGTGATGCGTATTCTGCGGTGACTGCAAGTCCTGGAAATGCCAAGTGCATTGCGAACCGAGCATCGGCAATCGTTCGGATTTTGAACGTGATCTGGCCACTATCGAGAATTTTCGCATCAGCAAATGTCTGCCGAAGAATTTCCACGCTGATGTTCGGGTGCGTCTGCGCGGGCGACCTAAGATAGAAAAGAAGCCAATGCCGACTGACAGTGAATGCGTAGGGAGAAGCCTCAGTCGCGTCAAAGTAGTGAAGATTGCGCGTGATGTATCCGTGTGGCCTAGGGCGTGCCGTGTACCCCGGGATGTGCTGCGCACTGTTGACAAGGTATTCGAATGCCTCTTTTACGGCGGCGTCTTGTATGTAATCGAGCGATTCAGGGTATTCGAGGTAGGGATGCGGCGTCACGTTCATCGATGGCTCAACAAATTTCTATATGTGCTTACGTAGGTCACTATAACGAATTCACTGCTAACCGAAATTTCATTTTCAGCCACTGCCTGACTGCGGCCCGTCAAACCCCACCCGTTGACTCCGAAACATTCCCTCTGACACTTCCCAGAACGAAGTCATTCTGGAGATGTGGGTATGTCTACGCGCAAACAGGCGCTGACTAGAAAGCAGGATCTGTTCTGCCAGGAATACCTGGTGGACCTGAACGCGAGCAAGGCGGCCGTGCGCGCTGCTTACAGCGCCAAAACAGCATCCCGGATTGGCCCCGAACTACTTGGAAAAACTTGGGTTGCTACGCGCATCCAGGAATTGATGAACGCCCGCTCCAAACGCGTTAGGCGCAAGTCAGATGACGTTCTGAAGGATCTCGAGTTGGTCAAGGTCGATGCCATGAAGCAGGTGGTCGACAAAGACGGCAACAGCCTGATGGCCAATCATGCCGGTGCCCTCAAAGCCCTTGAGCTCGAAGGCCGTCATCTAAAGATGTTCACCGACAAGATGGAGGTGACTGGCGCCAATGGTGAAGCCATCAAACACACGGTGGAGATCACCTACGTAACAGCCAAGCCGCGATGAATGAAATCCACATCAAGCCCCAGTTCCCGCAGGCGCTCGAACCCTTGATGCATCCCAAGCGATACAAAGTGCTTCACGGAGGGCGCGGCGGTGCCAAATCCTGGGGTGTAGCCAGGGCACTGTTGATTTCAGCCTTCTGTACACCGTTGCGCGTTCTATGCGCCCGTGAAGTTCAGAAGTCCATGAAGGACTCAGTTCACCGGCTGCTCAGAGACCAGATAGAAGACCTGGGCTTCTCCGACTTCTATGAGGTGCTCGATACCGAAATCCGCGGCAAGAACGGCAGTCTGTTTCTGTTCTGCGGTTTGCAATCGCACACGGTTGACTCGATAAAAAGTTACGAGAGCGTAGACCGCTGCTGGGTCGAGGAGGCCCACGGAGTTTCCAAACGCAGTTGGGACGTCCTGATCCCCACCATCCGCAAGCCCGATTCAGAGATCTGGTTGACGCTCAATCCGGACATGGATACCGATGAAACCTATGTCAGGTTCATTGCGGCGCCAAGTCCTGATACATGGCTATGCGAAGTCAACTGGCGCGACAACCCCTGGTTTCCGGAGGTCCTGGAGCAAGAACGTCTCAAGGCGAAGGCGCGTGATCCGGAAAGCTATGAGCACATCTGGGAAGGCAAGCCGCGCCGGGTGGCGGAAGGTGCCATCTACCGCCACGAGATCGATGCCGTGTTCAAGGATGGCAGGGTCAGACTGGTTCCCTACGACCCCATGCTGCCAGTGCACACCGTCTGGGACCTGGGCTGGAACGACGCCATGACCATCATCTTTGTGCAGCGCACGCCCATGGATGTTCGGCTGATCGATTACATCGAAGACAACAACCGCACCCTGGACTGGTACGTTGCCGAGTTGGAACGGCGCCCCTATCGCTTCGGTACCGATTACATCCCGCACGACGGCCGGACCAGAAACTTCCAGACCGGCAAGAGCACAGAAGAACTGCTGGGTGAACTCAAGCGCAAGACCCATGTTCTACCCCAGACCAGTGTGGAAGAAGGCATCAAGGCAGCCAGGCTGCTCTGGCCACGCTGCTACTTCGATCAGGGTAAGACAGCCCGGCTGCTGGAGTGCCTGAAACGCTACCGGCGCGATGTCAATCAGGCCACCAATGAGCCTGGTGCCCCGCGGCATGACGAGTACAGCCACGGTGCGGACGCCTTTCGGTATCTGGGCCAGGCCATTGATCTGATGAGCAATGCATCGAACGATGCTATTGGTGCCTTCAAGCAACGAAACCGCAGTTGGAGGTAGCCATGCATCTGTCACCCATTCTGTCGCCCCATGGTGAACCCGTCTTTGCCGTTGGGCACAGGCATTCATGGAAACAGGCTACCCGCAAGGGTTTCAATGTCTCGCTGGAATGGATCGGCGAGGGCAAGAAATCACAACCCTGTCTGTGCATTTGGGCGGCGACCAATGTGTTCCTGCAAGGGTACGTAGACTGCGGCGTCTGGGTCATCGGCCGGCGTGCCATTACCGAGTTTGTTGGCTTCAATGCCGATGGAACCTGCACCGGCAACCCCAGCCCCCACTGCTTCCGGGAAGCACGGGAAGCTCTGATGGTCATGGGCAAGGACAGGAACGACAGGCAAGCCCTGCACGCTCTGTGCGAGGTGGTGATCACCTTTGCGCCCGACCTGGTTCTGATGCCTGTCACCCCACGACACATCCGGCTTGATCTGGAAAGTCAGAAGATGTGGGAGATTGTCGCCACCGACAAGCACACCGGCAAGGGATTGACGGAGGCGCTGGTATGAAGGCCCCCACCCTGAAAATGGATGACGCATCCGTGCGTGCGCGTCATGACAAGCGCAAGAGCTGGTTTCTGGCGGAAGCCTCAAGGCAGGCATCCAACCGCGCCATGATGGCCAAGTGCGAGGGTTTCTATGACGGTACCCAGTGGGAACACGAGGATGCCGAACGGGTGCGGGAGCGCGGTCAGAACCCGGTTGTGTTCAATGAGGTCAAGCCGACCATCGACTGGCTGATCGGCACCGAGCGCAAAAGCCGGGTGGACTTTGTGGTGGTGGCTGCCGATGAAGGCGAAGCCGCCAGCGACGATGCGACCCTCAAAACCAAGCTGCTGAAATACCTGGACGACGCCAACCGGGCAGTCTTCGAGCGCTCTTATGCGATTGAAGATGCTTTCAAGGCTGGATTGGGCTGGATGGAAGTCGGCTTGCGGGGTGATCCGTCCGGGCCGCCGATCTACATTGGTGCCGAGTCTTGGCGCAACATCCTTTACGACAGCCAGGGATCCAAGCGTGATCTGTCGGATGCGCGTTACCTGTTTCGCATCAAGGTGGTAGACCGGGACGTAGCCGAAGCTCTCTTCCCCAATAAGAAAATCCAGATCGACCGCTGCGTGCAGACCGGTGACGATGTCACGATCTTTAGGGATTGGCTTGGTGGATCTGGTCTTCTGGCCGGCATGGATTCGTTCAATCCCGGCAATGGCGATGAACTGGACTACATGACGGCGCGGCCGGTTGATTTGTTCAACCCCAGAGAGCGCATCCTGCTGATCGAGTGCTGGAGTCGGGAGCCCCAAGCCCAGATGCATCCCGTTACTGGAATGGCCGATGGTGTCAGTTGGCGCATGTGCTGTGCAGTCATGACCGAGAAGGACACCCTGATCGAAGCCTGGAGCCCGTTCAAGCACGATCTGTTTCCGTTCATTCCGGTCTGGGCCTATCGGAACAAGCGCACCGGCATGCCGT